GGGGACAGTTCTACTATGGTGGTGCAGATGATTCTGCATATAAAGGCATGAACCGCAATGTGCTAATGAGTTCAATTGCCAAGCAACAGGGACTTAAAGTGGGTGCCAATGGCATGTTCAGCCGCACCACAAATCAATTGGTAGATGGTGGCCAAGATCCGGACTACGTGGCCAAGACTCTGCTGGGCGCTAATGCCACAAGAGAAAATCTCAAGAATGTGGAAAGCATTTATGCTGCTCTGGCACGTGATCCGCAACGTGATGCCAAATTGGCAGACTTCCGTGATTATCTAGCCAGAGAAGGCCTGCAAGAACCAGGCACAGTGAATGAAAACACTGATGTGCATTTCCTGGCCAAGCTACGTGACAGAATTGTAAATCAAGGCATGGTACCACTGATCGAAGACGAGCCAACTAACCCCTATCAAATCTACGAAGCTGAAGAAGTGGGTGTGGGTGGCAGAGCCAAAGGAATTGAACACTTGGAAGATCTTGTGTTCCGTAAAGGGTCACGTGGTGTGGATGAAGCATTAGCTATCATACAACATGCCACAGATGCACCTCAAAAGACTACCAGTGTGAAGTGGGACGGCAAACCTGCTGTGGTATTTGGCCGCAAGCCAGCTACAGGTGAGTTTGTGCTGACAGATGGATCAGGGTTTGAAGCCAAGGGCTACGATGGGCTTGCTACTAGCCCCCGAATGATGGCACAGATTCAAAGCACAAGAGCAGGCGAGCGCAGCGGCATTACTCAACTGTATGCTGACCTTTGGCCACAACTGGAAGCGGCAGTGCCCACAAACTTCCGTGGCTATGTCAAGGGTGATCTGTTGTACTATCCAGCACAGCCATGGACAGAAGAAGCCGGCAATCTTGTGTTCAAGCCCAATACAGTGGAATATCGCATACCTGCCAAGAGCGCATTAGGTCAACGAATTCGCAACAGCACCACAGGCATTGCCATGCACACCATGTATGCTGACCAAGGGGATGCCAAGCAACCACTCAGCAGAGTGTCGTTTAATGAAGTGCCTGGACTGCTGTTAATTGATCCAATTTACGGCAAAGGTGTTACACCTCAAGATCCTGCACAGGCCAAAGGACAACTGGCCTTGATCAAACAGATCAAACAACTACGCAGAGAAAAAGGTGCGGCCATTGATACATTGTTTAATCCTAGAGAACTAAAGGCCATGCAGATCACTGACTTGGCCAAATTGTGCGTGGACTATATCAATGCACGTATCAAAACTGGTGGCAACTTCAACAACCTGTTGGCTGAGTTTGGACAATGGCTACAGACCAAAGTTACTCCAAGAAAATTTGCCAACATTGTTGAGTATCTACGCAGTCCAAGTTCCAACACAGACGGTTTGGCCGCTGCATTCACTCTGTTTATCCTGCTACACGATTTGAAGCTGGATATCCTGCGCAACTTGGATTTGAAAGACCCTGGCCACGAAGGTTGGGTAATGGCCACGCCTGCAGGCTATGCCAAGGCGGTAAATCGCTTTGATTTCACTGCTAGAAATCGAGCCCAAAACAATCCGCAACAAGCATAATTTTTTGCCAATCGGCTAAATAAAAGTAGGGCAAGAGCCCATATACTTAAGGAGATTTTCAAATGGCAGTTTTTACAAAAACAAATGGTACCACACAACCGGTATTCAACATGGACACAGCCAATGGTAACATTGGCGGAACAGCTAACATTGCTGCAACTGGTTCAGTTAACTTTCAAGGTCCAAAATTAGACTTTTTCTCGGTGGTTGCCGACTCTTTAATAAAAACTTCTGGCAACGTCAATGGCTACCTCAACAATCTGTTGACAGCTATTCAACAAAATTGCACAGTGGCCATGTATCAAGTTAGCCCAGCCGCACCTACAATTTTGAACTTGGCTATCTATCCAACTGGCGTGTATAGCAATGTAACATTGTTGGCCACTGCTAACACCAGCGCAACTGTTTCTTCAGGTGGACAAGACATCCAGTTGAACTCATGTGCCGGTAATGCTGTGTTTACCACATCAGCTACCAACTTCGCACCAGTCTAATATAATAATAATTAGATTGTTGTATTCCAACCCTGGACATAAAAAATCCAGGGTTTTTTATTGGCCGTAAATATGCCATGACCACAAGGATTCGCGTAACTACTGATTTTGATTGCACCAATACCGGGGTTACAGGGCACTTTAAACCCAGTAAATTGCCTTTTCGAGATCATGCAGATCAATTGATTGAAACTGAAGATGACTGGACCAGATCCAGGAACCAACAGCGGAATTGGGAAACATTATTTCAGTTGGTCGGACTGTACACACAACCACAAGAAATTTCCGCAATCACTGTAGTTGATCAAAAGTGGCAGTTTGAATTTGATATAGAGTTTGACGATATTTTTAACATTGACGATGACCCACTGGGGCTGCTTAAATCCATTTGTCAAGGTGTTCCTATGTTTATCAAACAAGAAAACCACTACAAAATTGTCACAATTGACTATGGTGCAAACATCGAGTTTGGCCTAATTAACAATAAATAATTTATTAAAGGGCCACCATGGATACCACGGACATAGAGAAAAAAAGTTTAGAAGCACACGTTGAGCTTTGTGCTGAACGCTATAAACTTTTAGAAACAAAAATTGAATCAATTGATGAAAAGATTGATACACTGTTTTCTGTAATTGCTGAAGTGCGTAGCATGGTGCAGGCTTCAGCAACAAAAAATAATGACCGATTGATCAGTTGGGGCTTGGGAATCATTGGGTTTCTTGTGGCCACTGTAGGCTGGTTGGTATCACAATACGTATTGATCAAATGAAGACCAGTCAAAAACTTGCTGATTTAGTTCAACGAGAACTACCACAATTGCTCAATCAATTGATTATTGACGACGGTGGCAAATATCGTGCATTTGGTATTTACGTTATTGAACCTGGCTCGCATGGGTATACAGTAATACGTCGGGATGATGTGGTCGGCACATTCAGCAGTTCTAAAAGTGCATTGGCATGGTGCATTGCAGACAGAAACAACCAGCTTAATCTGGCTAGAGAAATACAAAATTTAGATTTTACATTGGTAAGACTGCGTAACGATATACAAATTCGTGGCGGTATTGCCAAAACCAGTCGTGGACAGTTATGGGAAACAGCCCACGTGAAAACAGCTCAAAGGTATGAGCACAGCAGGCATATAGAAAACGAATTAACAAAATGTATAAATTCGGCTAAATACCAGCAACTTCGAGGATTCAACAATGAAACTGCAAGAACTGGCGGTTAAACGCCCGACACAACAAATCGCTAAAGTATTCGAGAGCCACTACGGTCAACGCATACCTTTTGACTCAATGAACTTGTCACAAGCACGAACCATGCTTGGTCGAGTTCGCAAACTGGTCAATGAACACCGTGCTAACCGTGACTTCCACCAAAGCGAACGCAATCCAGCTTACATCAAATTGATGATGATGGAACAAGCATTGTCACAGCGTTTGTTTGAAGAAGAAGTAGTTGCCATTGATGTAAATGATCCTGCAATGAAAGCCATTCAGACCAAGATCAAGAACAAGCAAGTGCTAAACCCAGACGAGCAAAAGAAAGCCAACGCTATCTTGGCCATGCAGACCTCAGAGAATAACACTGGTGGCTTCCTCAAAGAAAGCGAAGTGCAACAGGCTCAAGTTGTTCTTGCTGCTCAAGACATGGTTGACAAGATGCAGAAAATGATTGAAGACACAACCAGTTTGCAATTTAAAGAATTGCCAGCTTTGGTCGATTCGATTAAAAATCAAGTTGGTGTAGAGCAGGCAGCACAGTTTAACAATGACGCCACTGCTGCATTAGCCGGCCTGGTACAAAACTTGCAAAACAGCAAATTACAAATGGAACAGGCATTAGGTGTGGTTACCGGTCAAGCCGCTGCTCCAGTGGTGCCTGGTGCCGAAGCCGGTGCTGAATTAGGTGCAGAACTTGGTGCCGATGCTGGTGCTGAATTAGGTGCCGAAGACGATCTTGACGCCATGGCCACTGATGCAGCTGATGACATGGATCCTAAATTAGGTGCTCCGATGGCATCATTAGGCCGCGAGCGCAGATAATGCGAATCAACGAAATGGCAGACCCAACAGCCAGTCGGTTGCTGGGTGTTGCTCAATTCTTACTAGGCCGTGCTGAGAACACCAATGGTAAGAAACAAATCAATACTGGAACCTTTGTAAACATTGCACAAAGTTTAGGCATTGAAATCACCCCGCAGACACTAGCAGACCTCAGCAATCAGCCTCCATTGAATGGCGTGATAGAACCCATTCAACCTGGAGCAGATACCATAACTTTTTCAAACGGTCAGCCCGATGTTGCCATGCCTGTAGACCAGGCCCAAAATATTGTGGCCACAGCTGCCAAATCGGCAGCCAAAAAAGATCGAGGCGTTTGATTATCTACGTCAACTTTAAGTTGACTTCCCGCGTTAAATATAGTATACTATGCTGTAGGAGGCCCGTATGAAAAAACTCATTACTCTCATTTTGGTAACCATGGCGGTGTCTGCTCAGGCACAACATCATCATAGACATGGCGGAAACTGGATAGCGCCGGTAGTTGTTGGCGGTGTAATTGGTTATGCGTTAACACGCAACTACTACGAGCCTGTTTACACTTACGGTTATGTTCCACCACCTCCAGTGGTTGTTCAACAACCGCGCTCGGCCTGCACACCCTGGACTGAAACACAGTATGCAGATGGTACTATTACCAGAACTAGAACCTGTTCACAATAAAATGGCTTACAGCAACAAAGTAATTGATCACTACGAAAACCCACGCAATGTGGGTAGCTTTGCCAAGGACGACGAAGATGTCGGAACTGGCATGGTTGGTGCGCCGGCCTGCGGCGACGTTATGAAACTTCAAATCAAGGTGCAAGATGGCATCATCACAGACGCAAGATTCAAAACTTACGGATGCGGCAGTGCGATTGCCAGCAGTTCTCTCGTTACCGAGTGGGTTAAAGGCCGGACACTTGACCAAGCAGCAGCTCTTAAAAATTCAGAGATTGCTCAAGAACTCGCGCTGCCACCTGTCAAAATCCATTGTAGCATCCTTGCTGAAGACGCCATCAAAGCGGCTGTAGAAGACTACAGAAAGAAGCATGATCTCTCTAACTGATCGTGCATACACCAAAGTAAAACGACTTCTGCAAGCCAAAGACTATGCTGGCATTCGACTTGGGGTAAAAACTACAGGTTGCTCTGGCTTGGCTTATGTGTTAGAATATGTGCAAGAGTACACGCCGTCAGATTCAGACATTAACTACGCCCAACAAGACTTTGTGGTACTAGTAGATAAAAAGAACGAAGTATATCTCAATGGTGTCACAGTAGACTATGTGCGTCAAGGTCTCAATGAAGGCTTTGAATTTCAAAATCCCAATGAACGTGACCGCTGCGGTTGCGGAGAAAGTTTTAGAGTTTAACTTGTACAATCCAAAATTTGATTATCAACCCATACCCAGGGTCACAATAGACGGTAAAAGATTCTA